AATGGGCACAGCTAGAAATGCTCAAGGAGAAGGAAGACAACAGGAGTAACTTATGGCTACAGCACTAGATGTTTTAAATGTTGCTCGTAGCCAAATTGGTTTTTATGAAGGACCAAATAATGAAAACCCATACGGCGATTGGTATGGTATAAAAAATGCTCCTTATTGTGCAATGGGAATTAGTTGGTGTTTTGCACAAGTTGGATTATCAAGTTTAATTGCTGCACAAACACCAAAAGGATTTTCTTATAATCCAGCTGCATTAACATGGTTTCAGCGTCAGGGTTTAATTGTTAACAAAATGCAAATGCAAGCTGGTGATTTGGTCATGTACGACTGGAACGGTGACGGGGTACCAGATCACGTAGAGTTATGTGAAGCCGCAAGTCCTGGAGGATTTACAACAATTGCATTTAATACTGGAAACCCAAATGATCCAACAAAAGAAGGATGTTTTAGGGTTCATAGAAATTATCTTTTTGTAATTGCTGTAATAAGACCAAAATACCCAATTCCTTTACAACCAGCAGTATCTAAAATTACAAGTAAAAAAGCAACAGCAGGAGTAGCTGCAACAGCAACTGCACTAACTGGTGGAATGATTGCTACACATCCAGGCACTACTTCATCAAGTACAATATCACAACCTATAACAGTTTTTGTTGCTCCACCATTTCCAGCATCTCAAGCTTCTTTTGCAGTAGGACAAACAAATGATGCTGTTTGGACTGTACAAAAAGCCTTAGAAAAAGCGGGGCTTTTGCCAAAAGCTTACGATACTGGAACAATGAACAACCAAACTTTTACAGCTTTAAGCCAATATGAAAAGAAGTTAGGGATCAGTGTTTCTAATAATGCAATGCCCCAAATTATTTATGATAACTTAAAGGCAACGTTATGAAGATAAAGCATCATTTTAAGTTTCAAATATTGGATGCAAAACAGCTAGCTATAGCAGCTACAGGAGCATTCTCTACGTGGGCTGCAACGGGATTTCAGCGTGATTTACCCCACTTAGGGTATGTTTTGGTGGGGTTTATAACTGGAGGCCTTGTATCTCATAATTCAACCTTTGACCCTGGTGTATCAGCACCATCTCATATTGAAACACCATATGCCAATAACATAAATGATCATTCAGATTTAGTTCCAGAACCCGTTTCAGAGATCGGGACTTATAAACCAGAGGGCACTGATGTAAAAAGAGTCATAAAAATTAATTCTGGAATTGTGAAAAAAATCACCTAAAATTATGCCTTATTTAAAAAACTTGATATTATTTGTATACATATGGAAATGAATAAAACGTACTGGAATAACAGCGAATCGTCACTAGCCTTATCCTTCCCTATCACGAAGGTTAATAAGGAGAAAAGAACTGTTTCTGGTTTTGCTACTCTTGACAATGTAGACCGTCATGGAGACATAGTTACAGCAGAAGCCAGCAAAAAAGCATTTGATAATTTCAGAGGAAACATACGTGAAATGCATGGTCCATCTGCAGTTGGAAAAATGATTAACTTTAAGGAAGACTCTTATTTTGATAAAGAGACTGGAAAGAAATATAGCGGAGTTTATGTAACTGCATATATTTCTAAGGGTGCACAGGATGCTTGGGAGAAGTGCCTTGATGGTACATACTCAGGTTTTTCTATTGGTGGCAATATTATTGGTACAAAGATGGAGAAAGATGAAAGTGGAGAAGATCGTAGAATTATTCACAATTATGATTTGCATGAACTTTCACTTGTTGATTCTCCAGCAAATCAATTGGCTAACTTTTTCTCTATTCAAAAAATGGCAGAAAATCTTGTAACCGAAAATGTTTTTTGGTGCAAAACTGATGAGGTTGTTTCAACATCAACAACAACAACAAAAGATTGTGTTGTTTGCGATCATCAAATGGAAAACGTTGGTTGGGTAGAACAATCAGATATTGAAAAATTTGAATCAATTGAAAAAGTTCTTGATTCTTATTTTGCTAAAGATGATGCCCCAACATCATCACACGAAGCAACGGAGTCAGCAGCTCCAGGTTTGGCGGGAAATGTAAATGTTATTGATTCAACAGTAGCAACCCTTATGTATCCTGATCAAAATAAAAAAGATAAAGTAACCAAGAGTGACGAAGTTTCACTCGGTGAAGGAGGTAACACAATGGCAGAAGATACAGATGCAACAATTGAGAAGTCAATTGATGCAGAGGCTCCAGCCGAAGAAGTTGCGGTAATTGAAGAGGTAGCAGTTGCTGCTGATGATTCAGTTGAGAAAGCCGTATCTATTTCAGAAATTGAGGATTCACTTGATTTTGAAAAGGTTGTCAATGATTTGAAGACCTTCTTGGGCGAGTCACTAAATAAGAACTACTCAGAGAGTTCACAAGCAGTTGCTGCTATTACCAAGATGTTTGAGGAAACATCAGTAAAGGTAGAAAAGCAAATTGCTGAATTGGGTGAAAAGTATGAAGCCCTAAATAAGACAGTTACGGATATGTACGGAAAAATTGAGTATGTAGATAATCAGCTCAAGGGATTCGAGTCCGCATCTGCAGTTAAGAAGTCCAGTGACCTTAACGGATCATTGGGTACTAAAAAAATAGAAAAAAGTATATGGCAAGGAGCCTTCCTCAAAGGTTAATAGCTTAAAATCTACAAAAAAAATAAGGTGGTGAAATAAAAAAATGAGTAATGAACTTCTACAAAAAGTAATTGATACAACAAATCTAGGTTCTGATGCAGTTAACGCTTCAACAGATTCAGCAACACTCAGCGGTAATGGTCTCCTCTATCCAGATCAGGCTAACCGTTTCCTAGATTACATGTGGGATGCAACGATTCTTGCTAAGGCAGCTCGTACAATCCGCATGCGTTCAAACACAACAGAAATTGATCGTGTCGCAGTAGGACAGAGAATTATGACAGTAGCACAAGAAGATAATCCACGTGATTATGTTAATGCTGGTGGTTCACAATTTACATCAGTTGGTGCAACATTCGCAAAAATTTCTTTGACAACACGCAAGCTCCGTTTAGATTGGGAACTTTCTTCAGAGTCTCTAGAAGACAACGTTGAGGGTCCAGATCTTGAAGATCACATTGCACGTTTGATGGCTACCCAGGCTGGTAACGACATTGAGGATCTTCTAATCAATGGTACTGGTACAGACTCTGGTTTGATGTCAGCGTTCAAGGGCTTCAGAGCACTTGCAAACGACAACGCACACGTTGTTGACGCACAGGGTGTAGGACTTGACAAGGCTGTATTCAACCTTGCAATCAAGACCCTCCCACGTAAGTACAAGCAACGCCGTAATCAGCTTCGCTTCTTCACAGGATCGAACTTGGTTCAAGATTATCTTTATAATCTAACAGCTGAGACCTCTTCAGGTTTCACACCATTTGATATCGCTTCAGGTATCATCCGTGGTGATGTTGCTGCTAACGATGGTGGCCCAGGTACAGTAACTCCATTTGCTTTTGGTATCCCAGTTATCAACGTTCCGTTGATGGATGAAACCCTAGCAGGAACTTACAGTGATGCAACAGGTCTGCACGGAGATGTCCACTTGACATTCCCACAGAACTTCATCATTGGTATCAAGCGTGATGTAACTGTTTATCGTTTGTTCCAACCAAAGAAGGATACAATCGAATACACACTCTTCATTCGTGTTGGTGCACAGATGGAAAACTACGACGCACACGTTCTCGTAAAGAACGTTAAGGTCGCAGGTTCAGTAGCTTCAGGCGAATTTGGTTCCGTAACACACGGTGCTCACGTCAAGGGTGGAAACTCAACCTATACATTCTAATCTTAATTAGATGCAAGATCAGGGGAATACTTAAAGTATTCCCCTTGATCATTTTCTGCTATAATTAGTAATGACGAAAGGAAAGCAATGTCATTTACAGAATTAAAGATTGCTGATCTAAGAAAAGTTGCAGATACATTTGGTGTAGATGCATCAGGAGAAAAAAGTAAGGCATCCATTATTGCTTTGCTAGAAGAAGAAGGCATTACCTATCAAATGTATGATAAGTTTAATGCATCTGAAAAACAAGAAGTAGCTATTCCAGAAGTAGAGAAACAGAAAAGAGAACCTAAGTTGAAAAAAGAAGACGCAATATTGGTAAAAATGGAAAGAGATAATCACTCATATAACACTATGGGTTACACATTTACTCAAGAACATCCATTTGTAGCAATGTCTGAATCTGATGCACAAAGAATTTTTGATATAGAACAAGGGTTTAGAATCGCAACTCCTAGAGAAGCTCAGGAGTATTACAGCTAAAAAGGGAGGGTAATCTGAATGCAGAATATCCAAGTAGGAAGTCAAGAAAAGGTATACCTATACGTCTATAGTAATGGGGTGCTAACACAAGCAGACTCCCTGCCAACCTTATCAATTTATGATGCAGACAACGACACGTCTCCAATATCTGGCTTTTCTTCAGTATCTCCTGTTGATGAGCCAGATGCTGGAGAGTATAGTTTTCTTCTAACTCAAGCAGTAACCAATACAGTCCGTGTTCTAGAATTAAGATGGACATATGTTATTAATGGGTTAACTGTAACTCAAACAGATTTTTACCAAGTTCAACCAATCTATTCTTCCGTTAGTGAAATTATAGATTTCTTGGGATATGGTGCAACTCCATCAGATATAAATTATCATTCTATTTCAGATATACAGAATGCAGAAAAATTAGCACGAACAATAATTGACGGGTATACAGGATTAAAGTTTTATTTAAGATATGATTCTCAAGAAATGTTTGCAAATGGATCAGATGCTCTTCAGCTTATTGAAAGAATGACAAGCGTTGATCAGATGTATGAAGATGACATTTTAGTTGTTGATAATACACAAAATCCAGCATTTAATACATTTGGATTTAATTTAAACTTAACACAAACAGGCTATGTTGTTAGAATATATGACCCAGCGTGGGACATAAGATATGATAATCAAGTTGACACAAACGTTCTTTATTATGGAAGATTTAGAGATAACTCAAGATATAAATTAGTTGGTCAAATTGGATATAAGTATGTTCCAGAGGACATTAAAATAGCTTCTATGCTTCTTGTTAATGACATTTTGTCAAATGACTATAACTGGAGAAACAAATATCTTTCAAAAGTTGACCTCAGTGAAATTTCATTTGAAATGTCAAAGGGAGCGTTTAATGGTACAGGTAATATCACGGTTGATAACATCCTTGATCAATACCGTAACATTAATATGATGCTTATCTAATGTTTAATTCATCTATAATGTCTTCAATCATGAATATGAAGGTTGATTTGTACATACAAGAAAATAAGCAGGATCCACAAACTGGTGCAATAATCAGAGGTTGGGTTTATGACAAGACGATTGATTGTAAGGTAGAGCCAATTAAAGTAGCAGGTTCGTCCACTAGAACAGATAATAAAAAGTTTGGAACAAATGCTGAAGGTGCGTATACAGAAAAGTTTCAACTTCGCATCAAATGTAATGAACTTTTAAGTAAAAGATGGCGTGTTACAAATATAAGGTCAAGCGATAATAAACCAGTTTTTATTGAAATTGATAAGTACGGAGAGCCAGATACAATCTTTGAAGTTACTTCTTCACACGCAACCCTGGACCCATTTGGCAGGGTGTCCTATTTTGAAGCAGTTCTTCTAAGGGTACAGGTGCAAGACAATGATCCGACTGGAAATTGATTCAAAGCAGCTGGTAACAGAAACTGACAATATGCTTTCTGCAATAAAAGAATTAGCAAGGCCTTCTGTTTTAACTGAAATTGCAAAAGCGGTTTTTTCAATAACAACAGAAAGATTTGTAGTTGCAGCAGATAATTATGCAAGAGCAAATCCTAAAAAAATGCATCACGTTTATGAGTGGGGACAAATAGGTCTTCCTTCAGGTAGACTTTTTGTCATGGAAAGGCAAAGCGTTTTAAATGGAATGTTGGTTATTAATACAAATTTCTTACCCTCTAGATTACCAGTTCCAATAAATCCAGAACTTTTAATACCTTCACGAACAGGAAAGGTTGTTTCCTCCAGGTCTATATTTGCAGAAAAAGCAACTGTAATGGAAGAGGGAAGATCTGTAAGTTTTGTTGCAAAGAAAATTTTAGCTTTTGTTGGCTCTGATGGAATGGTATTTATAAAACCAGGCAAACAAATTAACATACTAAACCCAGGCGGGAAGGGCGTAAAAAATGCTTTTGCAGAATTTATGCTTAGCTGGTACCTTGAACACGGAACTGATATTATGAATTCATCTGGTTTATATGAGAGAATAGCTAATGACGTTTCAATTGAATTAAGTAAAAATGGTTCAAACATAAACACAGTTAGAAGGGCTGTAGCTAATATAGTTCAGTCCTCAGATCTAGATAGGGCGGTAATTAGATGACAGATTATACATATGTAGCAGCTTATGATTTAAGAGATGCTATGTGGCAAGAGCTTCAAGACTCGGGTTTATTTGACATAAATGATTATTATGCCGATGGCTTTGCCGAACCTATAGTACCTATTGTCCCAGCTCAGCAAGTTCCTGAACTTAACAATTTGTTGCCAGGAAAAACCTATATTGTTTACAATGTAGTCCAAAAGAAATATGGGGTGCAATGGTGGTTATCGTCAGAATCTATAATACTTGAGATTGTCTCTAGAAATGCCTCTGAAATTCAAACAATCACAAACTTCCTTATAGATGTCTTCAGAAGATATGACTTGTCAGCCAGAGACATAAACTTAAAGATAAGCGAAGATAGCCCATTTACATTCCTATGGTTCAACCTAGAGTCCGCAGACCCAATTCAGTATTTTGATGATGAGGGCGGTTACATGTCGGGAGACTTGTCAATAGGGTATGCCTACACCAGAGAGGTAAATAGCCTTGACGGTAGATTTGCTTAAAAATTTGATTTATTAGACATTAGTGATATGATTTTCTATGAGGAAGCAAATTGTTATCTTTTTTATTAAAAATAAATAAGGTGGTGAAAAATAAAATATGGCTACAAATACTAAAAACGTAATTGTTGGTGCAGCAGATATTTTCATTAGCAATAATGATGGAATTAATGGTACTCGCCCAGCAACAGACCCAGCGTCGCTTAAAACCCTTTTCGGAACAAGCACAGGTCAATCAGCACGTACTGGTTTAATCCAGAGTGCAGATTATCGTGAGGTCGGATTTACAAGCACAGGTTTTGAAATTTCTTACGAACCAACATATAACGAAGTACAGGTTGATCAGCTTCTTGATGCAGCTAGACTTTTCAAGTCAGCACTCAAGGTAATGCTCAAAACAGAGCTTACAGAAGCAACACTTGAAAACCTTCAGTTATCATGGGGTCAAATGGATTCTTACTATGCAAACACTGGATCTTCTATCGCAAGTGTAAATAACTTGACAGATACAACTCCAATTTCAGGAGAGACAGGTGCAACACTTAACCTTGCAGCTGGTGCTCTTGGTGATGCTCCAGTAGAGCGTGTACTTATTGCAGTAGGAAATGCTCCATACGCTCTTGGCGATGGTGCAGGTTCAAATAACTATGCAGGTCGCAATAAAGAGCGTGTTTATGTTGCACGTCGTGTTGTTTCAATTGATACAACAATGCATGCACTTAAGCGTGATGCAGCAACAGTGTTCCCAGTGAACTTCCGTTGCTTGCCAGATGACTCAAACACAGCATATGCAGGTCGTGAATACGGCGTTGTTATTGACCGTGTATGGGGAACTAACTAATTAAATAGTTTCAAAAAAACTTAATATTGATATTCGATGCCCCGCCAGAAATGGCGGGGTATTGAGTTTGTTTATACTGAATTTATTGGTATAATTTAACTAACGTAAAGGAGCTATAACTTGGCAACAACTGTATACGACATTGTAGATATTGAATTACGTGATGGGTCTACCGTCACTTTAAAACCACTGCCTATTAAGCAGTTAAGAAGATTTATGGACATAATCAATAACATGCAAGTTGAAGATAATGAAAACGCAGATGCAGCACTTGATCTATTTATTCAGGCTGCCCTAATATGCATGGAATCAACAGATAGACCAGATCTATCAGATAGAGATAAGTTTGAATCACTTGTTGAAACACCAACAATGATGAAGATTTTAGATGTAGTCGGAGGACTAAAACTTTCTGACCCAAATCTTCTGGGAGCGGCTCTAGTTGGGACGAACTAGACCTACGCTCCCTGGAGTCTGAAGTTTTCTTACTCGGTCATTGGAAAAACTTTGACGAGTTAGAATCAAATCTTTCGCTTGAGGAACTAACAGCATTGTTAGATTTCAAAAGGCAAAAAGATTTTGAAGATAAGAAGTTCTTAGCAGCCATACAGGGTGTTGAGTTAGATGAAGCATCTGATGATTCAGTTGACGACATCGCAGACTTAAAGGGACTGGCAGCAAGAAATTCAGGCTTCGGAATTGATGAAGGTTTGGAAATAATGGTTATGGGG